AGCGCCTGCGCGAAGCGCGGCAGGAAGTCGCTGGCGGCGACCTCGCCGCGCTCCATCAGCTTGCCGAGTTCCTGTTCGCTGACGCCCATGGCGCGCGCGGCGAGGGCAAAGGCGCCGGGCAGCCGCTCGCCGATCTGGCCGCGCAGTTCCTCGGCCGAGACGCTTCCCTTGCTGGCGATCTGCGACAGCGCGAGCAGCACGCCGTTGGTGTCGTCGGCCGATAGGCCGAGGTGCGATGCCGCTTTGGCAACGCCTTCGAAGGTCTGCCGCGTGGTCTCGGCGGAGATTCCGCTCTCCCTGGTGGCGGCGGCGAAGCGGGCGTAGGCGGTGGACGCCGAAGCGAATTCGAGCCCGAGCCGATTGCTCGTGTCGCGCAGATAGTCGAGTTCGAGCGCCGCACCGCTGGCGCCGCCGGCAACGTAGGTCAGCGTCGCCTGCAATTTCTGCGCCCTCAACTGCGTGTCGAGAATCTCCCGGGCCAGGGCGGTCGCCGCCAGGACACCCGCGCTCAGCGCGGCGCCGGCGAGACCGATCCGCCCGAGTCCGGCGGCCAGCCCACCCGCGCCCTGTTCGGCCTTCTGCAGGGTGCCGGACAGCCCTTCCGCATCGGAGCGCAGGGTGCGCAGCGCCGGAGCGCCTCCCTGGCCGGCGGACTGCACACGGCGCACCGATTTCTCGACGGTCTGCAGATCGGTGACGATTTTCCCGGCGCCGTCGAGGCGGACACGGAAAACCAGTTCATTGGCCATGGCGCCTCCCGCTGATCATTTTGCCCGGACTCATCCGGCCCCATCCCATCTGTGCAGCAAGACCCCCTCCTCGGTACACACCCCGTCGACAATCAGCCGGTCGCGGACGGCGGCGATCCGGCGATCTCTCCGAGCGGCGGCGAAGACCGCCTGCAGGGCGGTCGGGCTGCGCGGCCGAGCGGATCGGACGGGCCGTTCATCGCTCGTCGCCGTGCGCGCAATCGGCGGCGAGGAGCGATCGTTCCATCACCTGCAGATCGGCCATCAGCGCCGGTCGTCGTTTGCGGCCAATGCCGCACAGCCGCCACAGCGGGCCGACCAGCGCGGCGTAGCGCAGGCCGAGCAGGCGGCCGTTGGGCGCCACGTGCCACTGCGTCTGCAGCGCCGCGAATACCCGGATCGCCGGCCAGTTGTCGGGCCAGACGGCGACCTCTGCGGCGCCGTCGAGGTCGCCCGGTGCGAGTCCCAGGCGGCGTTCCACCTCGCCCTGCGGCGGCGCCAGGAAAGCGGCCGCCGCCGCCCTCAGTTTCCCAGGCGGCTCTCGGTCAGCGCCTCGACGTAGGCGCGGCAGAGTTCGCCGCCAGCCGCCGGGTAGACGTCGAGCAGTTGCGCCAGGGTTTCGCTGCCGAAGGGGATCGCCGCACCGGAGGAGTCGACCACCCGCCAGTCGTCGATCACCTCGCACAGCGCTGACAGCTCGCCGTCGCGGCCAACCCGCTCGATCCAGCCCTGCAGCGCCGAGCGCTTCTGATGGCGCCAGGTGACCGGCAGCCGCGACTCGCCGCCGCCGGGCAGCGAGAGGCGTGCGCCGCTGGCGAAAAGCGGCGCCGGGTCGAGGACGAAGGGCGCGCTCACGAGGCGTAGCGCGCCGGTTCGGCGAGCAGCGAGAAGGTGACGGTGTTCTTGAGCGCCAGCGCCGGCTCGATCTGCGGGAAGCGGCCGACGGCGACGTAGCCGTTGGCGAGCAGCTTGGCGCCGTTGGTGAAGGCGAGCCGGAGGCCGATCGGCGTCGCCGCGTCGGCGGCGGCGAGGAGCACCGCGTACCAGGCGAGCGTGGGGTCGTCGAAGACGGTCAGCGTCAGGCGCAGCGGGCTCTGGAGGGTCGGCGCTTCCTTGCCGATCACGTCCTCGAGGCAGGTCATGTCCTCGAAACCCATCTCGCCGCCCGAGGTGGCGATCAGCTTGACCTGGTTCATCGTCACCAGCCCGGTCGCCGGCGTCACCTTGCGCACCGTGCCGGTGCCGAGCCCGGCCGGGAAGAGCGTCGTGCTGCTGGTGTTCACCCCTTCGAGCGTGACGTCGTTGGTCGACACCGTCTTGACGCGGACGAAGCGGTTGTTCAGCCGCCCCCAGCCGGAGGTCACTTCGAGGTATTCGCCGGCGACGACGCCGTGCGCGGCTTCGAGCGTCGCCACCGCCTCGCTGGCGTTGGTGACGGCGGTCATGTTCTTGCTCGTTCCGTAGGTTTGTACCACCGACAGTTGCAGGCCGGCGGCGCGGGTTATCCCCATGGTTCGCTCCTTGTCAAATCGTTGTCAGGGGCCGTCAGACGCCTTCATAGGTGGCGCTCTGCCAGGTTTGTTGCCACCACTCGTGGCGATCGCGAAAGGTGACCAGCGCGCTCTGCTGCAGCACCAGCGGGTCGTGTTCGGTGCTCGGCGCGAAGCCGCGCAACGCCGCCTTGACCGCCTGCGCCAGCGCTTCCAGGTCACCGGCGGCGCCGTCGCCGGGGGTGCCGCCGACGTGCCGGACGACGAGGACGACGGCGATCGTCAGTTCGATCCGCTGCAGGAACGGCGCGTCGATCGAGGCCTCGTCGCTCGCCGCCTCGCCGGTGCGAAAGACGTAAGCGGCCGGCACGGCCGGCGGGTTGCTCTCGCTGGCGGCGCTGAAGCCGGCGGCGCCGGCGACCAGGCGCAGGGGCTCGACCTGATCGCGCAGGCGGCCGAGGATCGATTCGATCAGCGCGTCGCTCATCGGGCGTCGCGGCTGAAGAGGCGCTCGTCGGTGACGTAGTCGACCGTGGCGGCACCGGTGGCGGCGCTGACCTGATTGGCGCCATCGAGCTGCGCACGGCCGGCCTGCACGTCACGCAAAAACGCGCGGGCGTCCTCGTAGGCCCGGCGGGCCGTCTCGGTGGCCGCGTCTCCGAGGACGTGATAGCGGGCGATGGCGCAGGCGAGGCGCGTGATGGTGATCGGGACCGGGCTCAGCGGCACCACGTAGCGGCCGGAGACGTAGCTATTGATTTCCGCTTCGGCATCGGCCAACGCGCGATCGACGGCGCCTGCACCGAGCATCGATTCTCGCTGAACGACCTCGTCTCCACCGTGGCGCTGTTCGAAGTCGGTGATCGCGGCGTAGGCCATGACCGGTCAGCGCCGTACTTTGTGGGTTGTCGTTTTCGCGCCGGCGGCGTCGTCCGGCGCATCGGCGATCGCGCCGGCGGCCTCGAGTTGCGGCAGGTCCTCGTCGCGGATGTCGATGACCTCGCCGATCTCGTATGGCGTGTTGTCGTAGTTGACCCGGGAGAGCAAGCGTTTGCGTGGCATGGAATTTCCTTTCAATGTTCCCGCTGTGCCATCACGGCGGTGAGCTTCGGTCAGTACGGGTTTTTGATGCTTAGGCGACCGCGTTCTCGAAGTAGTAGCCCAGATCCGTGGCCGTGACCACTTCCTTGACCTGCTCGCCGACCCGCACCCGTTGACACCCATTGAGGCCAATGGCCGGCTCGGCGATGGTCCCGGAAATCTTGCTGCCGAACTGCGCCGTAAAGCCGAAGGTGATGCCGGCCTGGGGACCGGCAGCGCGATCGCGATAGAGGAACGCGGCGTGCTTACCCCAAACGCGGGCCAGGGAAACCGCCTGGCCCAGTTTGGCGCTGTTGGCGAAGCCGGCACCCACGAACACCTGCTGCAGCTCGAAAAATTCCAGGAACTCTTGACGCGACACCATGCCCGAACCCTGCGCGGTGCCCTTGATCGCCTGGACCAGTTTGGGATGCCGGCGCAACTTGGTCCACGTGACCTGGCCGAAAGTCGCGATGTTCGGCCGCATGACCGGGATGTCGAGAGCATCGCCGATGGCCGCCACCGGATCCGAGTTGGCGGTGTCTGACCATTGCGAGGTGCCGGACAACGTCACCCTATTGGCTGCGGCGTACGAACTGTTGTTGAACACCAGCGCGGCGGCGCGTTGCTCCCGGGAGAGATTGACCAGGTTGGTCAGATAGGCGACCGCGATACCGAGCGGATCGACGCCCTGGTTATCAGCCTCGATGTCTTCGTTCGGTACCAGATCATCGAGCCCATAGTCCGCCACCTTGTCGTTGGTTTCGGTACCGGAAAAGTTCACCTCGTTCGGCAGGCTCTTGCGCCCCACTTTGGTATCCGGCACGGTGAACCCCTGCGCCAGATCGAATTTGAGGTACTTGAATTCGGCGGCCGTCGGCGTGCGCGGCAGCACCTCGTCTGCGATCAGTACCAGGTCGGGATTGCGATAGGCGATCGAGATCGCCGTCAGTTGCGGATTGACCGGGAATGGCCGCACGGCGCCAACGCCGATCAGCAGCAGATCGCTGACTTCCGGCGGCGAATAGCCGCCGACGAAGTGGATCAGTGCCAGGACGATGCCGACCACGACCAGCGTCAGCAGGTTCGTCGAACAGAGGGAAAGCGCTTTCTTCATGGGGGGCTGTACTCCAAAGGGGTGATTTGACAGAGGCGCTTACATCACGCTCGGTGCGATCAGTACCGGAGCGATATCGCCCGAGACGGCGCTGACCAAGGCGAGACCGATGGTGCGGTTGGTGCTCGCCGCGGCCACACCTTTGCCGCTGGCATCGGCGGTGACCATGGCACCGCGGGCGACGGTACCGCCGAACTCGAGTTCGGCGATGCCACACTGGATGATGTCGACGCGTTCTCCGGAGGCCGGGCCGACCTCGCCGCAGATGCCGATCGACAGATCGGCCGCCGCGGCGGCCTGCAGGACGACGCCATCGGTAGTATCGAACTTGACGATGCGCCGAGCGCTGATGGCCGCCCCGGCGAGGTAGTTCTTGGTGAGGATTTCATTGGCCATGAGGAGAGGATCCTGTGCGATGGAAGGTTGGCGGTCGGCTAGACCGGGGTGGCCACGTGCTTGACGGCCGCGTAAATCGGGACGCTGATGCCCGCCGCGGCCTGGGCGGCTTGCCACGCCAGAGCGGCATTGGCGAGTGCTTGCGCGTCGGTGCGGTCGAGGTCGGCGGCGGCACCGCCGGGCGCCTCGCCGCCGGTCTGGGTGCCGCCGAGCGCCGCTATCGGCACAGTGGTGTCGAGGTGCCTGGCGAGCAGCGCAATGTTGATCGACCCCAGCTCACGCGCCCATTCGATTTGCGCCGGCAGCAGCTTGTGCTGTGCCAGGCCCTGCTCGATGAGGCGCTCGATGCTGCCCTTGAGCTGGGCCTGCAAGTGGCGGGCCAGCTCGTCCTGCACCTCCTTGAGCTGCATCACGGGGACGAATTCTGCCGGGTCTGGCAGCGCTCGCACCTGGGTCTGCAGGGCGACGAGCTGCTCGTGCTGCCGGCTTAGGTAGCCCGCCAGGTCGAGGCTGGCAGCGGCGCCCACCTCCGGTGAGACGGCCACGATCTGGGCGATGAGCTTTTCGAGATGCGTGACGATTTCTTCCGCAGTCGTGGTGATCGGCAGGTTGAGCAAGTAACGCAGGCGCTCGATGAGTTCTTCCATAGGGGGGTGATCCTCGTGGGCAATCAGGCCGGCAGCGAGCCGCTCCAGGCTGGCGCCCAGGTCGGTGAGGCCATCCAGGCCGGGGTTGGAAACCAGTGCAGCGCACGCCAGGCTGCGGACGGCGCCGGTCTGGTCGTCGAAACCGAATACCGGGCTGAGGTAGCGATACTCCTCGTCGGCGATCATCTTCGCCGCCGCCGGTGTCCACCGGACATCGGTGGCGTACAGCCCATCGCCGTCGCGCCACTCGAGCGTGCGGTACCAACCGGCGGCCGGCGCCGGTTTGCCGTTCTGGCTCGCGAGCAGCGTCTGGTGTTCATAGTCGATCACATAGTCGGACCGCCGCGCGTGGGCTCTGGCGCAGATCGGCGCCGCCAGGGTGCGATCGAGATACCAGCCCGGCAGGTTCTCCGGACGGCCGTCCACCGCTCGGAACGTGCCGGCCGGGATCATGCGGATCTCGCTGGGAGGCGCTCCCGTGGAGGCGCGAGTCAGCGCTACGGCGAGCGCAGCAATCGCTGGCGTTTGCGGCTTGGTGGGCTTTTCGGCAGGTGGGCGGCGGGGGCTCGACATGAGGCTCGATTGTCGGTCGCACGCCCGCCGAGTAGCAGGACGAAGCGCTTCGTCATGACCCGCTCTCCCCGCGCGCGCGACAATCCGGCCATCTGCTCAAGACTGATGCGCCGGGGGATTGGTAGGCCCCCAACGCTTTGAAGAGGTGACACGAGGTGAAAGAGACGTGCAATGACCCACCGCAGGCCAGCCCGCATACCGATGTTCCGGACGACACCTGCCAGCATGGCGTGCCGTTCGACGAATGGTGCGCGGCCTGCATTGACGAGATGAATGCCCAACTGGCTGCCGGGATTCCTGCCGAACCGGGAATGGGGCCGCTGTGGTGACGCTATCTCCCATCCCTTTGCCGGCAACCTCCCCGGCAAAGGTCATCTCCCTGAGCGAGGTGCGCGGTCAGTACGCCCCAGGGCGCTGCCAGCATCAGAAAATCCTCGTCGACGAGGCGTTAAGCGAGGTGGAGTGCGCCGACTGTGGCGCCAAACTGAACCCGGTGGCGACGCTGGCGCGCTTTGCCCGCGAGGAAAGCCGCTTGTCCCGAGAAGCAGAGAGGGCGCAGGCGGCCATCGACGCGCTGAACAAACGCGTGCGCTGCAAGTGTCTGCACTGCGGAAAAATGACCCCGATTCTGGGGCGGTAAGAGCGTTCCCAAACCCATCAACCCAGATCAGGAGTAGTTCATGGACGGGTATCAAATCGGCTGGATAGTGGTGCTCGGTCTGTTCGGGGCCGCCTTGAGTTATGCCCTGCTCAGCAATCTACTCAACAAGATAGGCGAGCTGTATGCGGCGAGTCTCCACCACGCAGGGATTGCCGCAATACGAAGGTACGGCGCCGACCTGCAGGAGCAAGGCTATTATTTTCTGCCCCGTCGGCTGGCCGCCAATAACCCCAAATCGGAGACAGAGAAAGGGCAGCAACATGGTCTTGATGTTTGAGATTGCACCACCTTTCCGATGGACCCCGAAAGTTGAGCGCGTGGGGCCACTGACACGTTTGATTTGTGCATGGTTCTCGGTGGCGTACCTCTCGGGGAAATTTGGCAACGTGTGGGAGGCTATCCGGCAAGACGAGCGCCAGAGGTGCTGGGACGAGATCAACGCAGCAATCCCGAACGGCCCGCTGCCTGGCAATGGGTGGGACCAGACGGCAGAGCGCAATGGTTTGGTCCTGGCGAGCAACATCGCCATGGCCGGTATGAAGCGCGAAAGGCTTTGCCATGATTGAGCCTGCGAAACCGATTGAGGTTGCAGAGGCCGACGAAGCGTCGCTGCGCAGTGCAGAAAACGAGCGGGAAATGGCGAAGCTGCGAGCGGCACTCGAAACGGCAATGACCACCCTTGATCAGATTGCAACGACGCCCAGGAATGCCGGGGCAAAGCGAAACGCCTCTGCAACGCTGATATTCCTGCGGACGCAGATAGCGTGATGGGTCCCAAGGATCCCCTGGCCTGGGCCAAACGCCCGGCCAGCGACCACGCCGCGCGCGCCGTGCTGGCGCTGGCCAAGACCGATCGCCGCTTCGCGCAGATCGCCCGTTTCCTGATCGAGGAGGGGGTGATCAATCGGGCCGGCCGGCTGCTGCTCACGATAGAGGGCGAGCGTGTCGACCTGCATAAGGCGTTGGAGTGTCGACCAAGCACCGACTACCCGATTACCGGAATTGCATCATTTCGCAAGGAGCCAAGCACCCATGCCCAACAAAACGAGTGATTCAACGAGCGCAGCAGCGTCCCCGGATGACAATGCCGTCGAGCGGTCCGGTCCAAATTGCACCAGGGTGAGCTGCAACAGGCCAAGACCTACTGAGACAATGCCGATCAACGAGTCGCTCCTCGGGCGCCTCGCCGAAGACGCCGTCGACAATCTATTCATGCTGGCAGTTTTCTCGGTAAGCGCGCTGCTTTGGGTCGATCCGAATTCGATGCGCGCCCTGCTGGTTTTTTCCCTCTCGGCAATCGCTGTGGTGATGATCGGTGTGATTGCCTTGATCGCGATGATCAGGAAGCCGGCGACAGCGAGGAATGTTTCCAATCCGGATCTCCAATAAAGCCAATAACAGGCAAGGACGTTCCCATCGTCTCACCGCTGATCGAGGGAATGCTTTCGTAGCGCCGTAAAAAGAACAGGAAACCCCATGACAACGTTTATCAATGAGAGCCGGTTAGCTGCCGACCACCGCATGGCCTTTTATGCAGCCAGGCGAATTCCGAGATTTCACCTGAACGCCATCAGGCGTTCGCTGACCAGGGCAATTGCTGAGGGAACGGCCATTGATGTCTGGCGACGTAGGCAAGCAGTTCGCTTCCAAGCTTGGTTTCGTCGGTGCCGCTCAAAAAATCCGCCGGGAAAGCCAGGTCTCTGAACATCGTCAAGAACATGACGTACTGGCAGAGCAATTCCTTCAGTGCGCGTCGCTCGCCGCCGGGAAGGGAGATCGCTTCCTTGATCGGTAACGGGCTGCCCGAGGCAATGCGCAGAATGATGGTTTCGGCATGCTGACGCTCAAGGGGATGCGGCTGGTCGCTCGCGCCGGCAAAGGCCATCTGCATGAACTTGAACAGTGGTTCGGTAACCTCATCGGCGGTCACGGCCTTCATATTGCGCAGCCCTGTACGATGATCTGAGGCGCCTTCCGCTTTTCCTTGCAATGAGGCGGTCGGGCCGCGCTGATTCGACGGCAGCTTGGCTTCCGCCTTCTGCTGCCTGCGCAAGGCGACCGCGCGACTCTGGGCGACGACGCGCTTGATGTTGCGCAGGTTGAGCCGGTACATCGACTGCTTGGTCGTGCCCTTGCCATAGGACACCGACGGATCGTCCAGGTAGCTTTCCTTGCGCGCCCGGCGTGGCGCGTCAGCCAAGAGCCAGTCGAACTCGGCCATGGCCTCGGCAAAGCGCCCGGCCCGCGACAGGTAGAGCGGCAGCTTGCACCACGCCTCGTTGGTTTGATGGCCTAACGACTCGATCATGCGCGCCTTGGCTTCGTACAGGGTGGCGAGCGCCGCGTCCCAGTCTTTAGCGTCGGCATGTTGCGTGGCCAGGCGCATGAGCGCCGCCAGCTCTTCGTCGTGACTGACAACCACCTCAATGCTGAAGGTCGGCGTAGTCATCGCAAAATCCTCCCTGGTAAAGATGGCCGGACGCAAAAAAGGGGGCGCAGGCCATTTATAAACGCCGCTGCGCCCTATTTTCCTGCCGTGGAATATCTGCGGTCGGTGGCAGAATATAGCTCCGCACGCGCGTCCCGGTCCCCGGCGTGCTTTCGGGCGCGCCACTCCCAGGGCGACACCGCATGATCATCGACCCACAGCCCAACCCTCTTCGCCCTCGCCTCGTGCTCGGCGAACTCGTACCGCCCCGCGTCCTCCGGGGACTGTTCCTTCGCGTATTTCTCGTACCACCAGGCGAGTCCGGCCGTGAGCTGCACGAGGCCAGCGTCGAGCGTCTTGGGACAGGGACTCTCCCGGCACTTCGGCGTCGCCACCATCACCTTGCCGACGATGCGCTGGTACCGGTCGCGCTTGTGCCAGTGCACGTCGACTTCCTTCTCGAACACCAGAGCTGACAGAAACTCCTTTGAGCGCTGACCGAAGGGCTGCGCCTTCTCCGGGGCGTCGATGCCAGACAGCCGGATCTTGTGCTGTTCGTGGTTCGCGTCCAGGACGGTGATCGTGTCGCCGTCGGTCACGCCGACGACCTGGCCAGCCAGCGTTTCGGCACTGACCAGTCCCGTCGAGATCAGCCAAACGGCCGCCAGGATCACGCGGATTATCGCCATGCGGTCAAAGGGGCTCATGCGCTTTCAGCGGTGGCGCCGGGGCAGTCGTGTTTCGCGAAGAGATCGCTCGTCGTCTTGAGGGCTTGCCGCGCCGCCGGGGGCGAGTGGCGGAAGTTGTCGAGGAGGGCCGTTTCTTCGGGGGTCATCACGATTCCGCCCCGAGCCCCAGTGACGATGTACAGCACGTCTGCACCTGCCTGCGCTACCGCTGCCAAGTAGGCTGCTGTCGGGAACGATGTTCCTTTCTCGTAGTTGATCTGCGCCAATTTCTTGACGCCGCCAAGTTCTCCACATGCGGTTTGGCTCAACCCCAAGCGCTCACGTTCCAACCTCAACCGCTCGCCAATAGTTTGCATAGACAAACCTCAAATAGGTCTTGACGGTATGAAAAAACATACCTATGATTCGGCTAACGAGTTACCTTTACTAATAAACACAAACACCAATTGGCGGCAAACATGCACCCCGAACTCATCAAAGCGCAACTGCGCATGCACGGATCAAGCCCCGCTGACGTCGCGCGGGAGACTGGTGTGTCGCAGATGAACGTCTCGCACGTGATCCGTTCTCGGCACCGTTCCGTCCGCATCGCCCGCCGCATCTGTGAACTCACCGGCCTCGAACCGGACACCGCCTGGCCGGGCCGCTACCCGGAGTTCCG